TCTGTATTGAGTTGGTTGTTTGGGTTGCTGACACGGGCGCAATACGCAATGAGTTCTTGTGCATCGTCGACACCCAATCCGGCAAATTCTGCTGTTGGTTGTGAATAGGATACCAGTTTAACATTCATCTTTCTCTTCTTTCTCGTCTGGGAAACACAATGATTCCATTGTTTTATAATGTTCGTAGGCTTTTTTGAGAGCTTCAAACTTTTCAAGTTTTTCTGGATCGGGAACCAGTATAGCTAATCTTTGCTCCATCTTTGAGATAAAATCTTTAAGACTAACATTACCAATTTTAAGATCGCCACCTTCTTTTATATTAACACCATCAGTGTCTATGTTTACGGTGGGTGCATAATTTTGAGTCCAAGTGTAACCACTAGTCCCGTTCGTTGTGTATACTCCCCCGCCACCTCCACTAATTGTATAAGTTGAGGATGGAAAAGTTATAGTCGATGAAGTCATATTTAAATCATCCAAGGTGATAGTTTGCACACCATCCAGTTCCAGAGCTGCACCAACAGCACCAAAATCGAGATCTAATGTTACTGTATCTGTGACTGTGATGCTGTCAGTTTCGCTACCGCTAAGGATGTAATTATCCTTATCGTCCATATTAGGCCTTCGTTACTTTTGCTTCTTTGCGAGCGTTCTTTTCTGCAGTGATTTCGTTACGGCGAGCCTTTACACTCTTAGCCACTTCTTGTAGGGCTTTACGAGCGCGAGTACCTGCTGCCGAGTTACCTGCTGTAAACTTTGCATCTTCTGCTAAAAATGTTTCGAAGTCTGCTTTTAGTTGTTCTACTGTATTTGACATAATTGTTTCCTTTAAGTTATGTTATTCTACTTATTCTAGAATTTGGTGTGGTCGGTAGGACTTGAACCTACAAAGACTGCGAGTTATACTCATCGTCCCGTCCCCATTCTCGACTATGAGTCGAGCGGGAGGTCTGCCTATTCCACTGACGACCACAAGTATATTATATAACCTTAATTTGTAAAAAACAATAGCTAATAGAGTAAATAATAGCAGTTAATTATGCACGATTTTCAAAATATACCATTTCAAAATATAACCAGATTTGGTCAAAGAACAATGTTGGCCCGACCGTTATTTTCTACAAGTTGGATACTAGGAAGATTTTGTAATTATAGTTGTTCATATTGCTGGCCATATGCAAGATCGGATAGAATCGATTATCAATCATTAGACATCTATAAAAATACAGTAGACGAAATTAAAAGACAAGCAAGACAGAATGGCTTTACGGAATTTCATTGGAGCTTCAGCGGCGGGGAACCAACGGCCTATAAACAATTATTAGATCTAATAAAGCATTTAGAAAATGATTTAGAAAGTCCGTATCAAAGTATACATATGACTACTAATCTAAGTACTGGTAGTAAATGGTGGAATAATTGGTCAAACGTTACTTCTAATTTACAGAGAAGAAGTATAACAGCAAGTTATCATTCAGAATTTGCCAAAGAACAAGAATTTGGTGATAAGTGTCTTCAGCTTATGTATGATAACGTATACGTTACAATCAATCAAGTAATGGTGCCAGAAAAATTTTATGAGCTCTATGAACGCTGCGAACGATTACACAAACGAGGTATTAATATAACACTGAAACCTCAAAGTGATTCTACAGCCAGTCGGGTGATAGAAGGATATACAGAAGAGATGATTCATCTAATGCAAATGGGGTTTCCTCAGCAGGCCGCCGGAGAAGAAATATATCAAATATCTCTCTATGATCACAATAATCAAGAATACCTGTTTGATCAAGCAGAACGATTTAATGCGTTCGACTTTAATAAGTTTAAAGGGTGGCATTGTAATTCCGGGTACCAAAGTGTTATTATAAGAAGTAATGAAGTAAAAAGATCTTATAGCTGTCACGATGCTATTCTTGGAACCTTAACAGACGGGTTTGAATTGTTTAAAGCCCCTGCTAAATGTATTACACCAAGTTGTGTTAGTTCTGCTGACAGTAAGATACCTAAACATAAATGAAAAGAATAGAGTTGGCAAATAACACAGTAATCGAAATCCCAACAGGGCCAGTAGGTATTAGTTGTTCCGGAGGAACAGATAGTTCTCTCCTTCTCTACATCTTAATGAAACATACTAAAGATCCTATTCATATTTTTACTCTTTCAAATAATAAAAAAGGCAGAGCTAATGCTGTTGTTGTTCCTAGAGTAATAGAACGTTGTATTCAATTAACTGATAACATCAACGTAATACATCATTCTTATTATTCAGAAGATCAAACTGAAAGCAGTTTGTTTGACACCCAACGAGAATATCTAAAGTCTAAAACAATCAGCTGTGTGTTCTTTGGAGTAACTGCTAACCCCCCTAGCGATGTAGTATTTGCTTCTCCTAGTACCGAGGAACGAGATCCTACTGTGATCAAAAATGAAGTTGATTACAACGGATTCTTAAGAAGACCTTTTGTAAACAAAGATAAAAAAACAATTGCAGATATTTACAAACAATTAAATTTAATGGAAGCCCTGTTTCCTGTAACACGTAGTTGCGAACAAGCAGGAAAATTAGAGTACTACGACCACTGCGGCCAATGTTGGTGGTGCGAAGAAAGACAATGGGGATTTGGTCGTGTCTGAAAAAGTTAAAAAGTTTATAGAAATTGTAGAACAGAAAACAGGCACTAAGACTTTCTGCGTCCTTCCGTGGATTCACGTAGCTACTCGTCCTAATGGCGATGCAAGATTGTGCTGTGGATCTAATGCCAGTCAGGCCACTAACGGAATAATGGATGCTGGCCTAGTAAAAAAAGAAAATGGTATGCCGGCTAACTTCGGAAAAGAATCTCTACAAAGTGCCTGGAATAACAAGTATATGCGAGATGTTAGAAAAACTATGCTCGAAGGAAAAATTCCGTTAAGCTGTTTTAAATGTTTCGAAGAAGAATCTAAAGGTATTGTCAGCAAAAGGATTTGGGAAACATATTATTGGAATGAAGAAAAATTAGAAATAGATCAATTAGTAAAAGAAACAACTCAGGATGGAGAGGTTCCTCCTACAATCAGATACCTAGATCTACGATTAGGTCATACCTGTAATTTAAAATGTGTTATGTGTAGCCCGCACGACAGTAGTAGATGGGTACAAGATCACGATCAATTGATAAAATCTACAGAGAGTAAAATTGTTTTGCACCAGATGTCCTGGGATAAGAACTCGTTTGACAATTATTGGTACGAAAAACCAGAACTATGGGAAGAAATATTCGATCAAATTCCTAACATTCGCCAACTGTATTTTGCAGGCGGTGAACCTTTGATGATTAAAGAACACAAGAATTTTTTAGAAGAGATCATTCGTCGAGGATATGCCGACAACATCACGGTTCGATACAATTCAAACGGTGTATTAGTAGATGATAATATTATTGACATTTGGTCAAAATTCAAAGAAGTTAGATTCGCATTTAGCATAGATGCTCTCGAAGATCGAAATCATTATATTAGATATCCGGTGAGTTGGCAGGAAACTGAATCTGCTCTAATAAAATTAGATAATACCCCAGATAATATCAAAGTAGGTATTGCCTGTGCAGTTCAAATATTCAACATCAAACATATTATAGATTTTGCTAAATGGAAGATATTGAAAAAATTTAAGAAGATAAATTTATTCGAAGTGTTTGATATTGAAGCAGGAGGTGGAATACTGAATATGCATATGTTATATATTCCCACTTTTCTCTCTGCACGTATTCTCCCTAAAGCCGATAAAGAACAGTTACGAAAAGATTTTATAGAATTTAAACAATGGTTATGGGATAACTATCGCCAGGATGATGACTTCTGGAAACATAATCCCAATGGATGGAATCGTTGGGAAAGTATTCTAAAGTTTGTAGAAGCAGAAGATCATAGCCATCTAGTTCCAGACTTTAAAGAATATGTTAAAAATTTAGACTCGATTCGTAATACAGACGCTAAAAGAATTTTTCCAGAATTGGGTCATTTGCTATGAAACAGCTGATAGAAATAAAAAACAGCGGATCAAAGACTTTAAAGATTCAGTACGAGCTCAGCAATATTTGTAATTACAAATGTTGGTATTGTTTTCCGGGATGTAATGATGGAGATTCTCCTTGGCCGGAACTAGATATAGCGAAGAAAAATTTATCTAGGATAATAGAGTTTTATTTTGAAAACGGTATAGATAGCATTCAATTAAATTATCTAGGTGGCGAACCTACATTGTGGAAGCATCTAGGAGAACTAACACAGTATCTCTGCGAGAATACCAAGTTTGATAGAAAAAAGAAAAAACTCAATATCACTGTACAAACTAACGGTTCTAGGACTGTTAGATGGTGGAAAGAATATGGTCACTATTTTAGTATGGTTAGTATAAGTGTTCATCACGAAAGAGTAGACTTGGACCATGTTCAACAAGTAGCTGAAATTTTATTAGATAAAAATGTTTTGGTAATCACAACGGTATTAATGGATCGTGATGCTTGGGACAAATGTCGGTCAATGATCGATAAACTTACTTCAACGAAGAAGAAGTTTACGGTAATGGCTAAGCCAATAAACATCGATGGTGTTGTAGATTATGATGAAGAACAATTAAAATATTTAAAAACTACTCGTAAACGATTGCCCTCGTTGAAGCATATTATAAAATATCTTATCGAGTTCGCTATGTTGCCCACATACACAGCAATTTTCAACGACGGTACAAAAGAAAAAACAAGAACTGATCAATATTTTATTTTAAGAAAATTAAATAAATTTCTCGGTTGGAAATGTACTATTGGAATTAATTGGATTTCTATTAATAGAAAAGGAGAGATTACAGGAACCTGTAAAGCTAAACTCTATGGTATTGACAATTACTTTAACATCAATGATCCGGATCTTCCAGAGAAATTTAATCCCGTATTACAGCCAGTAATCTGTGAAAGGAATATATGTTCTTGTGCCGGAGAAGCTGTGTTAACAAAATGGAAAGAAGCTCCAAAAAAAATTATACCTATATATGAAAATTGATACAGAACATTTACACTATTGGATGTGTGCTATAAGAGAAAGTTCGGATCCAAAAAGAACCCTTGATGCGTTTTGGCAAGGTCAGATGAACAGCAAAGAGTGGTTGATAGATCATCTTAAAAATTATGTACATTTCGAAAGCAGTTTTGATATCTACGGCGGCTGGGTAGGGGTTCTAGCCAGTATGTTATTTCAAAGCGATATACCAGTTACTACTATTCGTAGTATTGACATTGATCCTTCCTGCGAATCTATCGCAGCAACTATGAATAAAACAGAAGAGATG